TGACGTTGTTCGCAAGGATGTCTGCGGTGACCACCGCATTGGCGGCGATGCTCGTCACGTTCGACCCAGCGGAAGCGGTCACGTCGCCAGTGAGGGCCGCACGCTGAAGGTTGAGGGCCCCATCCATCGACAGGGTCGCGTTCAACAGAATGTTCTCGGGGTCACCCGACGCCGCGGTGTCACGCCCGACCAGCGAGTCGGTTGCGATGTTCTGCTGCTTGGCGAACGTGACCGCATCGTTGGCGAGCTGTGTGGTCCCAATCGAACCATCAATCACACCCCACGTGAAGGTGTTGGTGCCGTCCGTGTAGGTGGCGTCGATGGTGGCGGTGTCGGTGAAGGCGACACCCAGGTTGTCCTGAATCGCCTCGAACAGCACACTCGTATCGAGAGTGACGTTCACTTCGTTGGCGGGCGATTCGGTGACTATAAACAACAAATCAAAGTCGATGGTAGTAGCCGCCGCTGCGACGGTTACGTCGCCCTTCTGCACGATCATGGCACCACCACCACCACCAGCCGCACCAGCGATCGTGACATCCACCTGGTTGTTGGTGGGATCGTCAGCCACAGTAAGCGTGATGTTGGCGCCCTCGATCAGGTTGAGGGCTGACCGCACCGCAGCGTACACGCTGTTCTTGAATACAATCACGTCGCCGCCTCCTCCTGAAGGTTGCTGCTGCGGTACCCACGTGTTGCCACCGTCAGTCGAATACAGGTTGATGACACGATTGGCATCGCCTTCGGTGTATGAGTTGGGTGGTGTGGGGTTAGGCATCAGCCTGGCATGTTCCTGTGGCTATTGAGCCACAGCTTTTCTAGTGGCTCTAGCGCCTTGACAACAGGCGTCATGTCCACGTTGATGATGGTGGTTGGGGCAGCGCTCTTCTTCGGCGTGTTGCGTAGCAACGCAACACGCAAAGCGGGCATGGAGAACTTGGCCACTATGCCCAGTAGACGGTGGCGGTGAAGTTGGTCCAGCTGGTGCTGCTCACGAAGATCCCGAGAGACGCATCGACTCCAGCCCCGTTCCCCGACAGGTCGATGTAGTGGGGGGTGTTCCCAACCGCTTTCGCTGTCAACAGAACAGCACCCGAAGCGGCGGATGCGTTGTTGTGGATGGTGAGGGTGGGAACCTCCGCACCCAGGCCAGAGAGCAGCACGCCCATCAGGCGGCCAGGGGTCGCCTTGATGGCGGTGTTGGCGCCGCCTGCCGCAATGTTGGTGGCTCGGGTGTATCCATAAAACGACATGTAGGTCCTTTAGGTGAGGGGAACAGGCGGGGCGCCTGTGTCGGGCATGGGGGCCTCGGGCGGGAGCGCTCCCTCTTCGGGGCCAGGCGAGAGGTCCATATCGGTGAGTACCCCACGCTCGATCAGCTTGTCTTCGAGCCGCACAATACGCGACTCGATCTCGGTCATCTCGGGGGCAGCGTCCATCGGCATTTCTGCGGCGGACGCCTCACCCATCGCCCCTTCGAGCACGCCGCGGGCGGCGCCAGGGGGCGGCGTGGAGGGGGAGGGCATGGGCTGGGGCATCTAGACTCTTCCTGCTTGGGCCGCGGAGGCTGCGCCACCGAGGGTCTCGGGATCCAGGCCCACCTGGCCAGCAAGCTGCGGGATAGCTGCTGCTGCGCCAGGGGGCTGGGCGTTGGGGTCGGCTGGGTCGGCACCGCCAGGGCCAATCGCACCCTGTTGAGCGAAGGCGGGTGGAACCGCCTGGATGAACTTCTCGGGGTTCTTGATTCCGAACCCCTCCTTCAGCACGTGTGCCATCAGCTGCGGCAGGATAACAACCCCAGTGGGGATAAGCGGCTCCATCATCTGGAGGAGCTGCACCGCCTGCTGGCGCTTCATTGTGTCGTTCATGGGCTGGGTAGACCCGCCCTCCACGCTGAAGTCGAACTCACCAGCAATATCTTCACGAGAGAAGGGAACCCAAATGGGGACCCCATTGGGGCCCACCACGCTAGCAATCAGCTGGCCAGTCATGTACTGCTGGGCGAGAGCCACCAGACGGGTGGCTACCGCACCAATCGCACCTTCGATGGTGTCCAGCTTGTCGGACGAACGTGAGTTGGCAGCATCCTGAATAATGCTTGCCTCTGTGGCTGTCCTCCGAATCTCGGGGAGCGCACCCCGCATGTACTCGTTGACGCCAGACACACGATCCACATCCGACTCGATCAGCTCGGAGTGCTGGTACATCTGCGCATTGGCAGGCTCGCGCGGGACTGGGGAGGCCAGCTGATCGAAGGGACGATCGTCGTCGATGGGGACCATTGTGTTGTCTTCGTCAGACCGAAGCGCGTTCATCGCCTCGGGCCCAATATCTCGCCGCACGAACGTCTTACGCTTGTCGAGCTTACGTGCCTGCACCATAGCAGAGCGCGTCTCGTTCAGCTCGTTCTGGAGGGGCTCCAGCGCTTCGAGGTCACCCATCGGGTAGAAGCACTCGGGCACGTCATAGTTGCGGAGCATTACAAAAGGGACGCCAAAGGAGTAGGGCATCGGCTGGGGGTCGAACAGGAACCCATCGCCACCATCAGCAAAGACACAGACCGTCTCTTTGATCAGGTCGTAGAACTCCCAGATCACAACACGCTTGACATCCTCGCTGGCCTTCTGCTTCTCCTGCCGCCACTTCTCGGTGACGGTCATGTCACCTTCAAGCTTCTTGCGGACGCTCGCCTTGTAGCGCTTGTCCCGCTTGACCTCTTCGAGTGGGCGCGTAATCTTCTGTGCGATCCACGTGGCGTCCTGCATGGAGGTGGCCTCGGGGTCCACGTAGATGTCGTAGGGTGAGACCCGCTCCACGAAGGGGCGGTCGTTGACAACCACCTGCTTCTCGTTGGGGATCAGATCGACTATCTCTTCGTCGGTAGGGAGCAGATCGGCGGCCATCGGGTTGGCGACTGCGTAGGCGCCTGCCTCAGCCTTGGCTGCGCCGAACGCATCCTGAAACTCGGTGTCGGTGAGGGGGGCTGGCTTCTCTTCGTAGCGGTAGCCCACCTTCAGCCAGCCATGCCCATAGATGAGGTAGTCCTTGACCGAACGCCTGAACTCAGGCTTGATCTGGTAGTGCTTCCACCAGTAGTTGACCACAGCCTCGGTGATAACCGCTTTGTCGTCGTCTTCCTGCTTGCGGGCTGTGACGCTCACTTTAGGGTGGTTGACAGCGATACTAGGGCCGATCACGTTGATCGTGGCGAAGGCGATGTTGACTGCGATGCGGTCCTCGTCGGACCACGACTGGAACTGCTTACCCGCGTAGAGATCCCTTAGCCTGTCCCACGTTTTGTCGAACTTTTCTGAGGCCCTCCACTTGAGGGACATCTGGCAGCGGGAGCGATACCTGGCCAGCAGGTCACGCTTCGACAGGTTGGGTCCGTTGGTGCCAGTGACGCTAGCCCATTCGCTGGTTAGGTCTGGCATTTAGACCCACCTCGCAGCAGATTCGTAGTCGCGGCCAAGCTTGCGGCCTTGGGCCTCATTCGCCTGGATGGTGTCTGCTCGGCGCTCACCCAAGGTGGGGCCATGGAAGTTATCCTTACCCATCGTGAATTGAAGGGCTCCACTCAGCAGCTTGAGCGCTGGGACAGAGCAGGTCGGGCAGGGGTGTAGGCGGGTGGTGGTAGTCATTGGGGAAACCACGTCGAAGTCACCATGACTCTCGCACCTGTACGCATAAATAGTCATCTACCTATACAGCCATTTCGTTCGGTTGGCCTCGGATGTTGTAAGCGCCTAGCCGCTGCTTGGTTGGCTTGTCGGCCTCGGCCGCCAGGTTCCGCCACCAGTCCATCGTCATGTAGCCAGGCTCCCCTGAGGGAGTCTGGACTACTTCCCGCTGGTGGACCCGCATCTGGTTGGCGATGGCTAGGCTCATAACCCTGTCGTCGTGGGGGGAGCCATGCATCTTGCCTTTGTCGTCACGCACGAAGGTGCGCAGCTCAGCGATGGTATGCGCACACGTGACCACCAGGGAGTCCTCACGAATAGCCATCACCAGGTCGTCGATAGCCAGCGGCTTGGACTTCTGGGTGGTGGCCCACCCAACCTTGGTGAGCCACTTCTGGGCTCGCTCGTCCAGCGTTTTGCGGTAGTACAGCTTGGGGTACTGGCGCCGCTGGATCGCCTTGCAGGTGGCCAACCCATGGTTGTTCACCTCAACTCCCAGTAGAGCGGCGTTGTAGTAGTAGCTCAGCTTGACCAGCTCGTCGCCGAAAAGGTCGGCGTCGATGTGGCCATGCCACTGTGCGACCATCGCCCCATCTCTGATGTCGATTACGTGGGCAGAGCTGAAGTCGCCATATTCGAGCCCCTCAGCCACGTCAGCGCCTACCACATACGCATGGCCCGCCTCGGGCGCGCGGAAGCGGCTCAGCGGACCAGGGGTGTCCGAGCGGAACTCGGGCGCCTTGATGGGGGCGTATGAAGCGAAGTAGCCTCGGATGGGGCTAACCACTTCCAGGCGCATCAGCTTGTCGGTGTCGAAGACTG